AATGTACCATCACAAAAATCTGTAGGTGATGCTTTACCAGATGATATAAAATAACTATTACTACCACATACACCTAAACTTGCAGGTTGTGTTATTGTTTTAGTACAGGTTAGTGTTTGTGAACCATCTCCTGTGTTTGAATAACCACTTGGGATAAGTATTGTAAAATTTACTGATCTATCTGTTTCAGTTGTAACTTCTGCAAAACTAATAGGTGAAAAACCTTGTATTGTACCTAATTGTGTTTTACCTATATGTATATCACCTCTTGTGCTAATACCTTGCTCTGTTAAGTTAGCTATATCACAAGTAAATTCTGGTAATGTAGATGGTGCTTGTTGTGCAAATGTTTTTTCACATATTACTGTTGCTCCTGCATTTGTATATCCAGAAGGTGCAGTTAAATCAAAAAATAAAGTAACATCTATCGCACTACTACCTGAATTTGCTGCAACACTTGTTATGTGTGATCCACCTGATGTTAAACTTTTTGCTGTTATTGTTGCTATTGAAACAGGATCAGTAATAGTACCATCTTGTGCTATACTTCCACCACCATTAGCAAGATTTGCTGCTGTACAATCAAATGCTGAACTTAAACCATTTACTGTAACTGCTATAGATTGAACTGCAGTACAAGTACCTGATGCACTCTCAAATGCTTCTATGTATATTGTTTTAGTACCACCTATTTGATTAGATGTTAGTGTGAGTGTATTAGAATTTATTCCTGCTGTAACTAAATTTGTATGGAAGTTTATTATGTTATATCCTGCTATTGTACCACCTGTAAAGTAAGATGATAAATCTACAGTTACACTATTACCACCTACTGTTATTGTTTGTGCAGGAATACTTCCACTTGTTGTTACATTTTGTGTACAAGTTGTACCTGCTACAAATGCAGGTTGTGTTGCTGATACATCACAAGTAATAAATCCATCTGTTTCTGTATTACTAAATCCTATAGGTATTTGTATTGTAAGGGTTACTGTTCTACTTGTAGGTGAAGTTACTGTTGCAAACTTTTCTGTACTTACTGCTGTTATTGTTCCATAATCTAATGTAGGTAGTGTAAGTATCCCCTGTTGGTTTATACTAAAGTTTCTTGGGTTTGCTATAAAGCAATCAAATACAGGTGTAGGTATTATTGGTTCACTATATGCTAAAAAGTAAGGTGATCTTACATTAATTTTTGTACTCATCTATTTTGCTTAATTGTAAATTTTAAAAATTCTTCTACATCTAATCCATATGCTTTTATTACCTCATCTGGAAGTGTTTTAAATGCTTTCTCAAATGGTTTAGTAAAAAACAAACTTGGTTTTAATCCTTTATTCCATATTGATCTTGATATAAGAAATGCAGTAGAGTTATAACTTAAAAACTTTCCCTTCTTATCTCTAAATTGAAATCTTCTTTTTCTTACCCATTCTTTTATACTTTGTGATAATCCTTTTCCTTTCTTTCCTTTACCACTACCAAATCTTGCAAGTGTTGGGTATCTACCAAGTTCTGTATATGATGAGGTTGTACCATGCACACCTCTATCTTGATAGTAACCATATTCTTCCATAAGAAAATCTATCTCAAAAGAGTTTTTACTTGTTTTAAGTTTACCTTCTAAACTATTATACAAATCAGAAGTAACATTCTTTTTACCTCTTGTTAGGTTTGCCCTTGCTTGTTGTATAACATAGTTTTTAAACTTGTTAAGTGCTTTATATGTTTCTCCTTTGGTTAGCATATAGTCATATCATTTTGTATTACTACATCAAATGTTGCTACCCATCCTGCTAACTTGTTTTCAAACCTATCTACAAAGGGTTCACATCCTACCTCACCTTCTACTTGGTATTTATCTTCATATAGTGTACCCCTTTGCAGTAATGCTATTAATCTGTTTAGTATTGCAAGTTGTGTATTAAGTACATCTTGTTCATTATCATTTCCTACAAAATTATCTGTAGTTTCTAATTTACTTTCATCTACTACATCCATTGCAAGAACTGATATATTAAATCGTAGTAAGTTAGATGCAACTGTACAATTATTTACTATAATGTGTGATAAAGGAAATATAGTTTGTTTGTTTAAATCTACATCATCTAAACTACCATAGGTAACTGTATTTACAAATGGTTCAGCTTGTAATGTATCTTTTATCTTATCTGTTAAATCATAGAAACCTGTCATTTCCTATATCTTTTTATTTGTTGTTTTTCTAATTCTACTTTCTCTTTTTCAAATGCTAAATACAATAAACATTCGTGCATATTCATTTTTGTTATACCATCAAATTTGGTAACATCTCCTTTAGCAAGTCCATAGATTGATTGATACCAACCCCATTTCTTTCCAAAGTTTGAAGTTGTGAAGTGTTCATTTGATTGGGTACTTCCCTGTTCAAATAGTTCAGGATAGTTTGTAGCAACTCGTTGTTTAAATTGTAAAAAAAAACCATAGCACCCATTACAACATCTAACCTCATCTGCTTCATTATTTCAGCATCATCAGTTCCATTATATTCTTCTATTAAATACTTATCTCCTTTTCTCATTGTAATGGGTCTATAGAGTACTGCCATTGCTTTGTGCATATCATCCCATTCAGTAAAAGAATCATCTAAATCAATATATTCACCTAAACTAATATCATCAAGTTTTGGTATGAATCCATACTCTTTACCTCTTAATTTAAATGTAGATATAAGATCAGGTTTCTCTGCAAATATGTTATCTATATCTTTTAGAACAGATTTTACACTTTGCATTTTTATCTTTGCAATATCTTTTAATTGTAACCCACAAAATATCTCTACAGTTTTGTGCATCAAGAAATTAGTATCTTGATTTTCCTCTGTATTTATCTTATTAAATCTTTGGTACTGATCTAATGTTATTTCAGATAAACTTGTAGGTACTTGTATTTGTATCTTCATATAATAACAATAACCTAATGAGATATATGTATAAAAAGAAAGGGGATGTAAAATCCCCTAACTAAATCAAAAACAAATGAAAACTACTTATTACCCTTATTGAAGTAATAACAATAAAGTTCTTCTATTCTTTGATACATACCATGTTTTTCTTTTTTATTCTTTTGTGACCATAATATATCACCTGTTCTTTTAAACCCTTGATAATCTACTTGGATTGCTAATCTTGGTGGTGTTTCAGGATTTGCTTCTTTCCAGATTACAGGGTATATTTTAATATCATTATCTATACACCAACTCATACAACATTCCATATTAGTAATCTAAAATAAAATGTGTTGTATATAATATAGCATACATGAAACCATAACTGCAACACATAAGTAAAGCTGCTGTACCTATAGTTTTTAATGTTTGCTTTATATTTTCTCTTGCTGTTGCTTTTTTGATAAGGTTGTATTCAACACTTAAATCATTTCTCCAATTATCCTCGTTTTTCATTATTCATTAAATTTTTATATTCATATACTGTTTTAGTTTGTTGCCAAGCATTAAATAAATCATTCTCATGCTGTAGTAATTCTTCTGCAGTCATGCTATCTAATTTATTTGTTCTGAAATATATTTCTAATTGTTTGTCCATAATATTTGTTTTTAAATTAAAAAAGGGGTATCTCTACCCCTATCTTATTGATATATCATTTTACTTGTTAATCTTTTTGTAATACAAACACCCTGATTTGGTAAAAAAGGTTTTTTTGTGTATTTATCAATTTGATTTGGTAATAAATCACCAACTAAATCAACTTGTTTGTTTGTTGTTTGTACAATTTTTTGTACTATAAACCAACCATTACATGATTTAACTATATCATTAATTTTAATATCTTTTACTATTTTTTGCATAATTGTTTTTGTTTTACTCTGTAAATATATTAATAATTTGTTAATAAAAAAATATTTTACTCTTTTTTTTAATATACAAAATATTGTCCTTTATTTGGGTTTTCTAACTGATCTGTAAGTGCATATCTTGCTGCATCAATACAATCAGGATGTAAACC